GACAGGCGGATACAACTTGCAACATCCCGCACCAAAATACTTACAACTATTACAGGATTCGAGCATCATTCTGAAAACATAGCGCGGCCAATCGACAATAGTAGAGGCGCTATCCCATCATAACTGGTGTAAGGTGTTGCGAAAGCGTCAAGCTTGGACAGGAAAGCGATAGCCTTCTTATCGTCCTTGGTGTTCTTCGCGCATGCAGCAAGATAGTTGCTGACCACGATGCGGACGCTTTCGGGATTCTGATCCTTCAGCTTCTCGACGATCACCATCGCCTTAGACCATGACCCATTGGTGGTCATGAACTGACAGAGCTCATAAGTCGCATCGGACTCAACTGCGGTCTTTAGTAGATCCGCCGCTTCCTTCTTGTTCTTGGCCGTCCGACCGACAACCATATTCGAGAGAAGCTGACGGGGAGACCCTTTTGCTTCCCGAATAAGAAGATCCGCAACGTCACCCGGAATATCGAGACGCTCTTGCTCAGCAACAAAATCATAGAGTTCACCAAGCTCCTTCTCCTCGACTAGCTTAAGCTCATACTTAGCACAGCGGGTCAGGATAGTCTTTGGAACTTTACTCAGTAGAGTTGTGCAGAAACACCATACTACCCACGGGCTGGGCTCTTCTAGCCCCTTGAGTAGACTGTCCCACGCATTGCCTGATAGTCGATGACACTCGTCAACGACTACCGCGCGCATGCCGGATTTACCGAAAGGACGATAGCGCAGCATGTCTTCGATTGCGCGCATATCATCAACGCCCGTCTTGGTCGCGGCGTTGTGGTCCATAACTGCGGTAGGTTCAACCCCGAAGTAATGCGCTACCAAGCGCGATAGGGTTGTCTTTCCCGTTCCCGCAGGACCGTAGAATAGAAAGATCTGGCTGTCTCGCTTCTTGCAGATAGACTGCAACGAACGAACGACCGCAGGCTGGCCGATGACTTCGTCCCAAACCTGCGGCCGATATTTAGTGATCAGATTGTCTGCCATTACTTCTTCTTTTTTGATACCCGAATCGTCTTGACGTTCTTCTTGATCCAGGCTGCGATTTCCTTGAATGACTTGCCGTTGTCATTCATCGACGCAAGGTCGCTCTGCTGGTCCTGAGTCATGCCACAAGAAAACTCGGGGGAAAGATAAGAGGCATCTTCGTTCTTGATCTTGCCGAGCACAGGAGAGAAACCCATGTTGTAAGGCACAAACTTGGCACCTTGAACGCGCGCCAAAACTCCCAAGCAGCAATAACCTCGAGGCTGGCTAATACTTGCAGTCTTGACATACAGAAAACCATTGGTCTGCTTGTACTTGCCGCTGCGCAGCGCCTTCATCCACTTGTTCTTCCAACCCGCATGCATCGTAATCATTTGCAAAAGTCTCCCTTTTGAACGGACAAGTGCTTCATACGTCACTTTTTGAGTTCAACTATTCCGTTCCATGAATTATTTGCAAATTTACCAACTTCCTGCATGTGAACCCAATCCTCGCCGACACTCATTTCGACTTCTATGGGAACAATACGCGTCCACTCGAACGGCAGCGTAATCAACTCTCTGACCACAACTTCCGCGCGCTTTTCAATTTCAGCTTTCGGCCAGCAGAACGTCAGATCGTCATGCACCATCAGCATCGCTTGATAGCGCGGATCCTCCATCTCGGATAACCTACACATCGCATCCATGACGATTACGCTCTCATCGCTTTGTATTGGCGTGTTGATGCGTTCGTTTGCAGATACGGGTGCATAGCGCCGGAAGCCCGACAAACCCGTCACATAGCCGTTCTTAAAGTAGAACTTCTCGAGGCTCTTATGCCACTTCGCGATGTCATGAAACTGATCAAAGAACTCTTCCTGCACACCCTCAATCGTATCTCTAGGGATGTTCAAGCTCTCTGAGATAGAATAGGACTGCGCACCGAAGAAGGACGGGAACACGAACTTGTTCTTGGCAAGATGTCGCCAAGCTTTCATCTTGTCTTTGTCGTTGAGATCTGACTTTGGGATCCACTTGGGATGGGCTTTGTTAAGCTTCTCCATCCACGTCTTGTGAATATCGTAGTTGTTCCAGTATGCCTCAACCAGCACCTTATCTTTGGACTCCATTGCCACGTTTCTGGCTTGTATACCAGCGTAGTCAAATGAGACGATTCGCATTTCGACATTTTTCTTCTTTACATCCTTGTGTCTGACCTGACTACGGACTTCCTTGCGTTCTTCATCTCGCTTCGGCCAGTTCTGAATGTTGGGAGTATCGCTTGATGTCCGCCACGTTATCACCGTGGTCGTAGAAATGATCGGGTGGATCATTCCATCCGGGAACAGCACATTGTCTTCTGCATTCACGCTTACAGGTGAAATGTAAGTCGAGAGCACTTTCTGCGCTTCGCGGCAATCCACTATCTTCTGCGCTATCGGGTAGTCGACGTGCTCAAGCTCGCCTTTAGAGGTACTAGCTAGGTCTAGCTGCAAGATCTCTTTCAGCAGAATATTAACGTCACGTGGAGATAGTGGATTGAAGGCGTAGCCTTTCTTGTGTGCGAATGCTTTTGCGTCGATATCGTTTTCGACTTCTTTGAGCGCTGCTTTGAGTCGGCCACCATACTTTTCTTCGAAACCCGCAACCACGCCTTGGTCGATTGGCACACCGTGCATCGTTGCGAGTACCAGCGCCGGCAAACGCCGCATTTGGTGCTCGTAAATCTCTTTGAGTTTCTCTGCTTTGATTCGCTTGAGCTGTACAATGTAGAGCAACCTGTGATAGCGCGCATCAATACCATTGTACTTTAGTACTTGATGGACCGGGACCTTATCTAGGTTTTTTCGGTCGAGTCCCGATATGGCTTTAAGGTTAAGACCAAAGGTAACGAGACAGAGGAAATCGAGCGAGAGGCCCCCTCGCCTTGCGTCAAGGATATATGCTTGAGATTCACTGTCTTCCCAAACTGATGCATAGAAACAGCCAGTTCCAAAGAAATATCCAAACCATTCAAGCTCAAACGGCAGGTGGTGTACAATTTTTCTGCATTGTGACTCATAAAGGAACCTCTTTATCAATACGTCTAGCTGCCTGCGCTCAAGCTCTGTCCACGTGGCGCCTGGATGGTCAACTGCAAAGGAAAACGTTGCGCTCCTGCTTGAAAAAGCGGCGCTCAAAATCTTAGAGTTTGTCTCGTAGGGACGGAGGCAATTGGTCTCGATATCAACGCCGCAGGTTGGATCCGCGCCGACTATGTCAAGCAGCTCAGCGACACGGTTAATGTCGTCTACTAACTCTACGTCAGCTTGAGCTTCATCAACAGAATGAATAACAGCATCAGGTAGAGTATCAACTTGATCAAACGCATTTTGGACGTCACACGCAAATGCGAACTCCTCATCGCTGGGATAGGTGTCTAGATCCCTTGGTTCAAACTTGCGTAGATGCGCGACGTAGGACGGATGAAAGATCGGGAAGTACCAGCAGACGTGGTCGCCGATCTTTACTGGTATTTTTCGTCCACGCCACAGACTGATTGATCTATATTTTGAGTCCGGATTGACAATCTGAAATAGGGGAACTGCTCCAAAGCCAAAAACAGCCTTCGGTTTAGTTGCGTCGACATCACGCTCAAGTCGTGGCTTACAACAATTAAGCTCGATGGTTTCAGGCGTTCTATTATCAGGGGGTCTGCAATTGACGGCATTCGTCCATCGCAATTGATCGCCCCACTCGGGAGGTATACGATCACGCAGCACCTTCCCAGCCTTGCCAACAAACTGCTTGCCGCGTTCATCTTCCGTCCTGCCCGGAGCTTCACCGATGATTAGTATAGCAGGCTTCTTGCTGCCCGTTGGCTCCATCTTGGGATGAGCGTTTGCAACGCGGTCCAACGGGCAGACGCTACACTCATGTCTGCGCAAAAACTCAGGCGATAATCCCTTGAGGTTCTTATCGGCCTTCTTACCTTCGACGTGAAAAAAACCCATTACTTACAGAGCTCGTCGTATTTCCAAGCTTTTTCTTCAAGCTCTTCAATTTTGGCCAGAGCTTCCTTAGCTAATTCGCGCAAATCATCAACGTAGCTAAATGAGTTTT